TCCGCAAGACGCGCACATTCTCATGCCCGCGCGACGGAGGTTACGTGATCGAGCACATTGGCCGTGGCAATACTGCGCAGGTGTGCGAAAGGCTGTCCAGCAGGGGCAGCACGCTGCATTGCTCAAACATCGACAATCTTCCGGCGCTTATTCGGCGCGAGTATCGGGCGATGGTTCGCGCAAACAACAGGGCTGAAGCATGACAAAGCGCAAAGGCAACGCCCCATGCCAGGGGCGCCAGCCGACCATTGCCCCACGCGGGCAGGTGACGAAAATCACGGCCCGCGTCAGCGAGCAACAGCGCGCAGAGTACCTGCGTCGCGGAGGATCGAAGGCGCTACGGGATTGGCTGGACGGAGTTACTCCGGCGGATACCCAACCAAGGAAAGACTACCGAATGCTTGCACATGGCGAGCTGATACAGGTCGGTGATGAGCGCGTATGGCTCGGGGAATGGGTAAAGGCAACAGAGCAAATGATCGGAGAAAAATATCTGTTTGCCACTCATGCACCACATAGGCGAGAAGTAAAGTAACTCCAACAACCAGCCGCCCGCCTATAGGCGGCTCTTTTTTCTAAAACCATCTAGCGCCGACCGCACAGACGAGACGCCTATAGGCGTCTTTGTCACATCTTAGGCAGCGTAACTCCCGTCTGCCCTTGGTACTTCCCTCCACGGTCCTTATACGAAGTCTGGCATACCTCGTCAGACTCAAAAAATAGGACTTGTGCTATTCCCTCGTTGGCGTAAATTTTGGCCGGTAGCGGTGTTGTGTTCGAGAATTCTAGTGTCACGTAGCCCTCCCACTCGGGTTCAAACGGTGTGACATTGACGATGATCCCGCACCGTGCGTATGTGCTCTTTCCGAGACAGACAGTCAGCACGCTACGAGGAATGCGGAAATACTCGACCGTGCTCGCCAGTGCGAACGAGTTAGGCGGGATGATACAGTGATCGCCTTCGACCTCGACGAATGATGCTGGATCGAAGTTCTTAGGATCGACAATCGTTGAGTTGATGTTGGTGAATAGCTTGAACTTGTTTGAGCAGCGAATATCGTATCCGTAGCTCGACGTACCGTATGAAATGATCTTCCTGCCTTCAGTTTCTCGTACCTGCCCAGGCTCGAATGGCTCGATCATTCCGTGATCTTGCGCCATTCTGCGAATCCACTTGTCTGACTTTATCGTCACTGCATCATCCCCATAACACTCCCTTCCGTCTAAACGCGACCTCTAGCGCCTCGTGCGCGTCCAGCAGCGTTTGTTCGTAGTCTCTCAGCCGATATACAGNGGACAGATAGCATCGGTGTATAGCTGCGCTTTGCGCTTTTACCGGCAAATCATCAATGCACCGATCTACGATACGACAGCGATCAGCGGCAACATCATCGTACTGGTGTTCTGATGTTTCTTTTGTCACTACCCCGCCTCCTGTCTCAAATACTGNCGACCTTGACGGGTATCCGATTCGCATCCGGTAGCCTTTTGACCAGTTTGCCCATTCTACCAAAATACCTGATACGGCATTTTCCTTACTCACTGCTTGGGCTTGTACTTCCGGCATTTTACTTTCGGAACTCCATTTGCGCACGTCCGAACGACGGCGCCCCATAGCGTTGTCTCTTTGATCGTTGCNCACCCGTTGCATGTCCTGCCCTCCCGTCTCATTGCTACCAGTTCAGTATTGCCGTATACCCACCGTTCCAGTTCAGCCACTCGCGGACCTCGCATCTTCCAGTTCAGAGTCAGTCATCCCCATCTGAAAAGCGGCCTGATCTTCTGACGCCTCACGAGATAGCTGCATGCTCTCAGCGAGGATTGCCGACCTCTCTACCCATGCCTCTATTTGATCTACTGTCATGACCTCAACATATCAGCACGGTGAGCCACAAACCTTGCTCCCACTTCCATTCCAACCGACAAAGATGCATCAACGCTGTTGTTTGTTGGTAAATCTCGCCACTCTCTCCACGTCTCGCACCAACTGTCAATATTATCAGCCAGACTCAATGCGCCGTCTGACAACGGAAAATTGCCGCGAAGAATATTTGCAACAATTTTTGCTTCTCTTTCAAGCCCAGACAAGTGAGGCTGTGCAGGAATTCTAGACCGATTGCTTACGAGAACGCTGGCTACTCTTACCATTTCATCCGATAATGCGCTCATTCTCTCAGCTATTTTTGCCACATTCCTTGTGGTCATGCGCTAACTTCCTTGATGATTACACCCTGCAGGGCCAATAGGTGCCGTTTGAGTTTGTAAATCGGGGTAAGCCTTCCCTTGAAGTCCTCGATAACAATCTCCCCGCACAAATTCCGGTAGCAGAAGTCAGCAAAATATCGGATTGGTGGGTTTGCTCTCTTTGCCCCAGGAAGTCGAACACCTGGCGCGATTTGTATCTTATGTTGAGTCCGCAGGTCGTATATTTCCCCGCCTTCCTGCATGCACCGCAACACTTTGTACCGCTCGCTTTCGCCTTTGCTGTCGAATGTAATCCCATCGACAACGGTTTTTACATTTCTGTGCTTTGATCGTTTGGCCATTGCGATCATTTCCTTTTGTCCAGCTTTGATCGAGTCTCGCTCGCCACCTTCCGCATGAACGCATCCCCCAACAGTCCCGCCCACAGCTTCAGGCATTCCCTGCAATACTGCCGCTCGTGTCCATTGCGCACGATCCATGCGACCGCTTCGGCGTGCGTTGGAGGACGTGTTTCTGGCACTCATGCCGCCATGTCTGCAATCAGTTCAGCAGCTTTTGACGAATACATGGCGCGAATATCCTTTAGTTGGCTTACAGTGTAATGCTTAGCCGGGTGATGACCGTCTATCGAATCCAGAACATGCTGCCCGTATATTGCAGCAATTCCAACACGAAACCCGGCCCGGTTCCCGCCAAGATCAACATTACATCTGTGGCACTGCCCATGCACATTCATCTCGTCAAATCGCAACTCGGGCGCAGCGCCAACGCTACGATAGTGACCGGCCTGCAACTCTGTCATTTTCCCGCATGAAATACAGGGAGAACCATAGTCCCTGGCTCGAACATACGCATTGAATGCCTTTTGCGCCATAGCCTCAGCGACCGACAATGAATTCAGCGACCGACTTCTGATCGGAGATCTCTTCACTCTTCCGCCATCCATTTCGGCGCCATGAATTTAACGCCATGCTCGATACCAAACGACAAAGATAGTTCAATCATGTCACTCATTTCCTTTATTGACATTTTACTCGTTCTGGCTCCTATTGACACAAAACCCGTTCCGAATATGTCTGGCACTATCTTCTGTTTTTTTAGACCTGCAGAGATTACGTCTTTCCACTCGCTAGGATCGAGTTTATTACCGTACCAAACCACTTGACGCGATATGTCTGTGAGGTGTGCCCACATACAAGCATTGGCTTGCAGGCTTCGTGTGCTTTTCAGCGGCGTCCATGTGATCTTGCCAAGCAGGCCGTCGTCCATCGCCGCTCTTGCGCGCGCTAAAATATCCCGCAGGATGTCTCGGACGTTGGCGAGCGTGACTACCTGCTCTAGAGGCTCGTGGATCACGACACCACCGCCTTGATGATGGCCGCCTCTGCTGCGAAAAACTCATCCCACAGCCGGTAGCGATCGTCTCTGTCGTCAATCGTCGCTGGAACCGTGCCGCCGTCTGCAGTGACGAATTCCAGCCCCTGCCGAAGCGTGTCCGGGCCTGGACGCAAATCTTGTTTAACTGCGCGTCGAAGCTCATCTACCTCGCCGGCAGAAAACCAGCCTTTCGCCACCCTGTCGGCTGCGAACATCTCAAAATTTGTCGCCACTTCACCCCCTTATGTCTACCTATTAACCCATGCCTGTTGGTGATGCCAGAGCGAAAGGCGAACCCCTCCCATAGCGGAGGCGTTTACCTTTGCAACATGCCTGCCGGAGCCAGCCGTCGCTTTCGGCGATTTCAGACTTGCGCCACTCCTCTAGCTGCCTTCTGCTGAAGGCTCAAGACAGGCCACTGTCCGCATGATTCGTGTCTCCCCGGCGCGCTCTGAAATCCACCCACGCTGTCACCTGCCGCCTTTCTTGTGACCCTTCCAACACCGCCGTTCCGCTGGTTCCCCCTTGCATACTCGGTGTCGTCTTTGCTCCTCTACCCTGCGATAAACCTCCTCAGCATCTGGCTGGCCCTGAACAAACCAACATCCCGATGCAAGTCGTTGAAGTCCTGCCCAACTGTCGGTGGAAGAAAGTAGCGACATCCTGATTCTTGCGCTGCTCTCTCTCCCGTTCCAGACTCATCGTTATCGGCTACCACAAGCGCCCCAGGGCACACAGACGCCATTCTTTTCAGGTTGCCGGAAGAGAAGGTTACGTGTATCCGATACCTCGCCTTGAGTGCTCCTAGTGCAGCTTTGAGACTTAGCGCTGTGGCGTACCCTTCGCAAAACCAATCCTGCCCTTTGCCGTCAATAAGGAATTCCGCTTCTGCCGTTTTCTGGCCAAGCAGGAATTTCTTATTGCCGTCAATGTTTATTATTTGCAGCCCGACAATAATTTTACCAGACCTCATCGGAATGCACAGCAATGGGTTGTGTTCGTTGGTTTGCCACACGTTCGAAAGCGCTTCTGGAAACCCTTTAGAGTCGAGATAAGCGTGCTTTTCGAGAGAGCACTGGCTTAGTATCCTCACTGCCTTTTGGGCCGCCCTACGATGTCCTGCGGCAGTCTCAGCGTCTTGTTTTTTTGCTCTCTCGATTGCCGCTTGCCTTCTGATTTGTATCTGTTCTTTCGTCAAAAAAGGGCGCTTGCTGTCGTCGGTCCATCCTTCCAGTCTGGCATAGTGAAATAGTGTCCCTGCGGTGATTGCTCCTGCTGGACTGATCGACTTCCAAACGGCTTTGGCATCGTTTTCGTTGTACGAGGATTCTTGGCTGCTCCATCGATCCCATATGTCGAATCCTGAATCGCCAAGCTCAGACTTGACGGCCATGCCGACCTCGACCCACACATCGCGATCTATGGCAGGAATGAACGAGATTGCTGACTCGATTCTAATGGCCTCGTCTATCACGCCGTTTTCCTTTTCGCAAAGGCGATGTTCCGTGATCGGACGAACTGCACGACCTCGAAGCTTGGCGCCCGTGGTTCAGGCTTTGCCATGCTCGGATGCACGCCGAACTTCTCGTGATAACGGTGATAGGCGGAGCCTGGATTCTGGCCTTTGGACTCGGCGTACCCGAGAAGCTGCGCATAGAAAGCTGTCTTGTATTCGATCGAATATTTCTCTGTTTTCTTCGCCGTAGCCAACTCGAACATTTCGCCGGCAACCTCGATAACTGATGATTTGCGCTCGCGCTTGAATCCGCAATGCGCGCACGTGTCCGACTGTCCGGGCCACAAATGACCGCAGGCGGGGCATTTGGCGGCGTCTTTCTCTTGTTCGGTAGGCTCGGGCTTTGGTTTCTCTGCGCCGTCGTCAAGATCATCAACGCCGTTCGCGCAAAGTTCGTCCCATACCTTCTTAAATCGCAGGTAATTTCCAGAGTGGTCGAGCCATACCGCTTGTTCTTTCCCTTCATGCGGGCGCATTACCCGGCCAATCTGTTGAACGTGCGAAGAGAACGATTTGGAAAACGGCCTTGCAGATACGCCAATCATCACGTCAGAGCAATCAAATCCCTTGGTCAATAGGTCTGTTGCTATCAGTCCGTGAATTTCCGTATCTGGCTGGCTGAAGTCTGCAATGGCTTGTGACTTGAACTCATCATCGTCCTGGTAGCTGATTGATACAAAGTTGTAGCCGGCATCGGCGAACTTTCTTGCTAGCGACTCTCCATGCGCAACGCCAGAGCAAAAAACGATTGTTTTGCGCGGACCTCCGAATATCTCGTGAGTTTTCTTGACCCACTCGCTGACAATATCTCCGGTGATCTTCATCCCTCGGTCGGTAGATTCCTTCGATGACCATTCGCCGGCTACTTTTTTGGCGCCGGTCATGTCTATTTCTTTGGCGATGAACACGCGAGGGGAAATAAGCCATCCATCGGATACAAGCTGGTCTATCGTGATCGCTGATTCAACGTTGGAGTAGATCGAGCCAAGACCCTTGGCAAATGGGCTGCCGGAAAGCCCTACGACTTTAAGCCCTGGATGGTTCTTGATGAACGATGCCGTTTCCTTGCGAACACAATGCGCCTCGTCGATCACCAGAAGATCGACGGCGGGGAAGCCTTCGCGCTTTTCGAGCGTCTGAGCTGTGCAAATCTGTATCTTCTGGTCCGGTCGGTAGCGGTTCGACCCCTGCATGATCACGCCATGATCAATCTCGTACTTCCATAACCTTTGGCTTGTCTGCTCGCAAAGAATTCGCCTATCAAGCACCATCGCTGATCGCTTCCCTTTTGCTGCCGCGCCAGCCATCATTGAGATAGCTAGCTCGGTCTTGCCAAAGGCGCACGGCCCATAGAGGATTTGCGCGTGATGCCCGCGAGCAAACCCGCTACGTAGCTTCTCTAGCCCCGACACTTGGTGCGGGCGCAGTTGCAAGCTCATGCCGTCTTCGTCCCTGCGAGCTTGTCAATCTCTTTCCGCTGCCTGCGAATCTGCGTCTTCAGTTCCTTGTTTTCTTGCTGTAGCAGGTTTCGCGAAGCAGTCACCGCCCGCAACGTCGCCTCAAGCGTCTTGATTTCCGCCCGGAGTCTATCGACCAAGCTGAGAGCTTCTGCCTTTTCTTCCTCGCCAAGCTCTCCTTGCGCGGCGATTGACAGCGCATTCTGAAGCTCTGCAATCTGGTCGTGCGCCTGGTCGAGTTCGGTGTATTCTGGCTCTTCGTCGATGCGGTCGTTTGCATCGTCGTCAGCATCTTGATCACCGCCTGAATTGTCCGTATTTGCTGGCTTTGCGGTCTGTTCGGCGTCGTTTTGGCCAGAATCGGAATCAGGCTTTTCTTCGTCTTTTGGTGGTAATATTACCAGTTGACGGTTTCGCTCATCGAGAACAAGAGGGTGCGAAACATTGCAAATCCGGGCTATTTCCCGACTGCTCAACGCGGTCCATTCTGGATCGTCAAGCAGCGTCCGAATCGCTTTTCGCTTGTCTGCGTTGCTTCTCGGAAGTCCGTGGATCGCGTTAGCTCCAAGCGAGTGCAGAACGGCGTCACGAAGCGTGCCAGGCGTGATTTCTTCCAGGATTTGCTTCTTTCCGGCTGTTTGTGCGCCAAAGTAGCGATGGAAGCCATCAGCAAGCCAATAGCTTTGCCCGTCGAAGTACAGTGTAATTGGCGGGAACGTTGCGCCATTTTTGTAGCCTTCCGCGTATTCGGCGATAGTTGCTTTGCAAAGCCTTGTGCGTGCTTGCGCCTTGCTGTCGATCTTTATTTTTTCAATTTCGATCACGATCCGACTCCCACGAATCTACGACGCACAACCTCAACGCCAAAAAAGTCGCGCAACTGTTTGTCCAGAGTTTTCCACGCGCCTTCTCTTGCATCTTCTTGAAGGTGTTGAATATCCTTCAAGCGGTCCTGGCACTGTTTCGGCAGCGGGTACGGAAGTGCGATGAACGAGTGAATAGGGACGGTCGGTATATTTGGTAACGGGTTAAGTTTGTTGCTCATGCTGCAATTCCTTTAATCTCTTCAAAAGAAAACAGGTCTGGCATGGACACTTCTCTTTCCATCGACTGTAGGTAATGCACGGAGTCAAAGAAGTATCCGGTATTCAGTTCGCTGCCAGCGCCTTTTCTGCCGAGCTTGATAGCCCTGCATGGCACAGTACCAAGCCCGCAAAATGGGTCATAGACAAGCTCGCCGGGGTTTGAGTACCGCGTGACCAGGCGATCTACTATGTCAAATTGCAGGGGGCATAAATGGAGCATTGCCCTGGCGCGTTTCTGGTCTGTGTTCAGCGTCAGCATACGATTTACGTCGTGCCATACGTCGTCGCAATGGCTGCCTGGCGCAAGACTCATGAAAGACGAGGGTAATGCGTGTCTGCGCTCTAGGTTTTCACCTATCCTGATATGGAACTTGTAGTCGTAAATGTTCTTTAAGCTAAATTCTGTGAATGCGCGAGCCAGCTTGTCTGGCCCCATTTTTGATAGTTCTTCAGCAGTAAGCTGCCGATTTCCAGACGAACGCCACAAAGCATGAGCATCCACCTGCCAGCGTGCTCTTGTGTAGTCAGACTTGCTTTTGGTTACTGGAACATCGGCATATCCGCGCATTCTGTCTGACTGAGGTTTGCGAAACAAAAGAACGTACTCAGGCGACCCAACGCCCATTTTCGTGCCGTCTTTGCACTGCTCGGACCAACCAAGCCGATAGGTCTGGTTGTTTTCACGAACCACATCGGTAACGACGGTGATCATTCCCATGTAGTCAAATCCGTGCTTGCTGGCGTGCATGATCGCTTCACAATGGAATGGGCTTACTGTTGGTGCCCCTGCGCCGGTCACGTTTCCGAACATGATCCGGTCCTTTACATGGCAGCAGTACATCCGGCCAGGCTGAAGAATGCGCAACAGCTCCGGGGTCAGGAAGTCCATCTGCGCCCAAAACTGATCATTGTTCGCCGTATGTCCGAAGTCGTTGTAGCTCGGTGTGTATTCATAATGGTTCGCAAACGGAATCGACGTAACGATTAAATCGACGCTGTTTTCAGGCTTCATGCGAGCTTCGATCACACAGTCATTGTTCGCCACTGTGTATAGGTCGCTTGAAACCTCGATTCTCTCTACTCCGATCGTGCGCGACAGAACGTCTGATAACGACAAGTGGTTAAGTCCATGCTCTTTGATGATGTCTGTCATGTTGCCCACAAGCTCCTCGTGTTGGCGCCACTTCGTTTGCAGGGTGCGCATGATTTCTCGCTCTGCTTCCGAGTAGATAAAGTGAATTTCACAGGCTTTCGTTTGCAAGAACCTTTGAATTCTGTGAATTGCTTGAATGATGTCGTTGAAGCTGTAGTCAATGCCGACAAAAATCGCTTTGTGACAATGCCGCTGGAAATTGCAACCGCTGCCAGCGACAGAAGGCTTTGCACTCAAGTATTGAATTTTTCCGTCCGAGAAGTCGATAACCGCCTGCTCGCGCTTATCCAAGTCTTGCGATCCATACACAGCGACTGACCCGGGGACGGCCTTTGCGATGTCGTGCCTTTCGGCTTCCTGATGGTGCCAAAGCAGGTAATGGCTATCTGGANCACCTTGAAGGATCTCCACCATCTTTGCGATTCTTGCCGGCCTGCTATCGCGCTTCTCTGTGGCAGCGTCTTTCAATCCAATGGCTGCATCACGAAATAGCTTCCCCTGACCGTCTTTTTCTTCGCCAGCGTTTGCAAGGTCAGTTTTGACCTCGTGATAGCTGATTTTCAGCTCTGGCAGGTCATACCCATCATCACTAAAACCAAGATCAGAAGGTTTTTGCAGGAAGATCGCCCACGAATTGAGCCATATCCAAAACTCTTTTTCTTTGTGCGGGTAAAGGGTCAGATTGTTTGCTTGCGTGCTGTCACGCTGGAAAAACCGGGTAAGTGCTTGCCCGGTATCCATAACGCCAAGGAATCCTGCATAGTGGATTAGTTCTTTGTAGCGGTTCGGGCTTGGCGTAGCTGTCGCTACGAACTTGTGTTTGACACCAGCGAACAGAGGCAAGAATTCTTGATAGGTCTTACTGCCGTAACTGCGCAACACACTCGCTTCGTCCAAGCTAACGACTGCGAACAACGATGGCGACAGCTTGCCGTCTCGAATGCTCTCGTAGTTCGTCAGCCAGATACCTGAAAATTCCGCGTCGAATTCTTCCGTTCGACGAAGAAACCGCGTCTCAACGCCGACCATCGCAGCATCGCGTTTAAATTCTTGACGGACACCGAGAGGGCAAACGATTAGGCCAGCTCCACCAGCGAGCGATTTCGTGATGCGCACTACTTCAACTTGCTGAAGAGATTTGCCCAAACCAAAAGACTCGAACAGCGCACGGTTTCCGCCTTTAACTGCCCATTTCACACATGCGCGTTGGTGTGGTTTAAGGATTTTGTGAATGTCGCCGTCTTCGATTTCATACCCATCGAACGACGCCATAGCGATCTTCTTGCGCAAGAAAGCAAGGTAGTCGTCAGTTGTTTGCTCGTAGCTCATGACTGAACCATTGCAGAACGACGAACCGCCTTGTACGCCAGCTCTGCAATCCTGCAAAGACCGCAGAAAGCGATCATTGCCGGCGCCATGCCGATGGCTATATACGCACCAGAAACAGCCACTGGCGCGCGCGCCATGCGTGCGGCGTGGTATTCGATCCAGCGAGGATTGTTTGTGAGCAATGGCCGCAAGGCGCGCTCTTGCTGCGGCGTCATTTCAAAAACTCCCGGATGATTGCCAGAGTGCCGTCGATCTGCTTCATAGCTTCGCGCATAGCTTTGTTTTCGGCGCGCAGCTTGGCGTTTTCCACTTCGAGCAGTTGATTGGCGGATGCCTGGCCGAAGTACGTATCTTTGCTTGCACCTTCGCCTGCTATGCCGCCCAACAATCCGGTTACGCGGCACTGAAACCGATCTGGTGCGCTTGCTTTTTCCAAAATTCCAATCATTTCTTCTTCTCCTTGTTGGCGCCTACGCAGANCACTGATCGGCCATCGCGTCGGCAATTCCTTGATACGTCCTGCTTCTATCTTTCCATCGTGTTTTGCTTGGTGACATNTTGTGAACCCTCGGCTCACGACCAGAAACAACAGACGTCGGCGCAAGCTTTGTAAGCCCCTTCAACCACAAGCACGTGGCTTTTGTTTCTCCGTGCCCGAACTGCCACGGCTGTATGATCTGGTCAGGCTTCCTGATCCGCGAACTGATGATAGAAACCGGGTTTTCTAGGCAAATCATTGGTACGTCAGACAGCAACAGAAGACGCACAAAATCAAGTGCCTCGTCTTGCACTCCACTTGATTTCTTTGCCGCGAAATGGCGTGCTCCGCTTACAGCAAGGTGCGTGCATGGCGGGTGAGCAATCATCAAATCCCACGACTGTTTGAGCATGTCGCGAACGTCGCCCTGGTAGTGCTGGCCTTCTGTCTCGNTCGGGAGGAAGTCGCAGCTCCATGAGTCGTGACCTTTGGCGGCAAACGCATCGCGGACACGGCCTGAATATTCGCAGGCGACCAAAACCCTCATGCCGCACGCACCGCAACAGGCTTTGCCCTGCTCTGCAAAATCTCAAGCTGCTTCATCGCTTTGTTTAGAACTGAAGCAGCGCTGCTTATGGCTTCGACGATCCGCACTTCTTCATCTTCTGGCGCCTTGCGATCCGGCCTTGCGTGCAGCAACTCGTCGCACAGGTACATCAGCGGGTCATAGGCTTCGCAGAACTGCATCAAGAGAAGCACTTGCGAGAATCGAAGGTGCTCATCACCGTCCGGGTTCAGTTGGCTTTTGAGCTTCGCGTATGCGCTTGCTGGCTTCATGTCCGGGTAAATGCGATGCGCGCACTCCTGCACCGTCTTACCGCTATTGCCGATCATTGCTGCCAGTGCGTCGTATTCGTCTTCGTAGAAAAGTCGTGTCATTCGCCGGTCCATCCTGATGACTCCTAATAGTTAGGGTTCGTTAGGGGTGCGTGATTCGGGCAAAAAAAATAGGCTGGAAGCTATGGAAACGACGACCAGCGCTACAGGAAGAAAAAAGCCAGCCCCGAAGGGCCAGCAAACTGCCGCGCGCGACTTGACCGACT